GTGGCGGGTGATACGCACAAGCGACCGGCAACGCCGACCGTGACTCGTCCGACCGCCTATACCGGCCGCAAATGGGTGCGCTGGACCGCCAAGAAAAAGGCCGCGTTTCTCGATCATCTGGCCGCGACCTGCAATGTGAAGGCGGCGGCGGCGGTGATCGGGGTTGATCCCGCGAGCGTCTATGCGCTGCGGCGGCATGATCTGGACTTTGCCGCTGCATGGCACGATGCGCTGGAGGCGGGCTATGCGATGCTGGAAACCCAATTGGTTGGCCATGCGCTGTCGGGTGGTGGCGCGCGGCTGATCGACAATGGTGCTACTGATTTGACCGGGCCGATTGATGTCGATCTAGCGTTGCGCTTGTTGGCGGCGCACAAGACGCGCGCTGCTGACCGGCCACGGCGCGGCGGCCCGCCCCGGCAGCTGGCGAGCCCTGACGACACTGATGCCGCGATATTGAAGAAATTACGGTCGATGGAGCAGCGAAAGGCGCAGGCGTGAAGGCGGCGGTTGCGGCGGCGGGCGAGGACCGCGCGCTATTCGATCGGCTGCTGGCGCTGTCGGCTGATGAGCAGGCCGAGGTGATCAGGGCGCTGACCAAGCCGCAGCAGCGCGAATTCAACGAACGCTGGTGGCAATGGGCGCATGACGGCCAGCGCGCGCCGCCGGGGGACTGGCGGCTGTGGCTGATCCGTGCGGGGCGCGGCTTCGGCAAGACGCGCGCCGGTGCGGAATGGGTGAGTGCGCATGCCCGGGCGACACCTACCGCGCGGATCGCGCTGGTCGGCGGGAGTATCGATGACGTTCGCCAGGTGATGATCGAAGGGCCGAGCGGGCTGATTGCGGTGGCGCGGACCGGGGAGAGCGTGCGCTGGCGGGCAGCGCAGGGCGAGGTGCAGTTTGCATCGGGCGCGCGGGCCTTTGCTTATTCAGCGGGCATGCCGGAGCGGCTGCGCGGCCCCGAACATGACCTGGCCTGGTGTGATGAGATTGCCAAATGGCGCGGTCGGCAGGGCGAGGAGAGCTGGAACAACCTGATGCTGGGCCTGCGCACCGGGGACCATCCACGGGCGCTGCTGACAACGACGCCGCGTTCCAATGCGCTGATGCGGCGGATCATGACGCTGCCCGGACTGGTCGAGACGCGGGGCCGAACGCGCGACAATCCGCATCTGCCGACCAGCTTTGTCGCGGCAATGACCGCGGATTATGGCGGGACCCGGCTGGGGCGGCAGGAACTGGACGGAGAGCTGATCGAGGATCTGGCTGGCGCGTTATGGACGCGGGCGATGATCGAGGCGTGCCGGGTGCGCGCGCTGCCGGTGCTAGTCCGTGTGGTGGTGGCGGTTGATCCATCGGCGAGCATTGGCGGCGATGCCTGCGGGATCGTCGCCGTGGCGCTGGGCGCGGACGGTCTTGGCTATGTGCTGGAAGATGCGAGCGTCAGCGGTGCTTCGCCAGAGGGCTGGGCGCGCGCGGTGGCCTTGTGCGCTGATCGCCACGGGGCGGACCGGGTGGTGGCGGAAAAGAATAATGGCGGGGCGATGGTCAAAAGCGTGCTCGCCGCCGCTGACGCGACGATGCCGATCACGTTGGTGCATGCCAGCCAAGGCAAAGTCGCGCGGGCGGAACCGGTGGCGGCCCTGTATGAAAGCGGCCGAGTGCGGCATTTCGGCGCGTTTCCCGCGCTGGAGGATGAATTATGTGGGTTGATCACCGGCGGCGGCTATGAGGGGCCGGGGCGGTCGCCCGACCGGGCCGATGCTTTGGTGTGGGGCTTAAGCGAACTGATGCTGCGAAAAAAGGCAGCCGCGGCCGTGCGGACGCCTTAGCCGCGCTTGCGGCGGCGCCACAGATCATAAACGGGTTTCAGCGTGAAGGCGGCAACGACCCCGCCGATCATCAATGTGTGCGGATCGCGGAACAGCCAGCCGACCACGCCAATCGCCGCTGCATAAACAGGGATGATGAACAGCATATAGCGGCCAAGCCAGCCGAGATAGCGCTTCGCGCTGTCTTCATCGGCGGCAAACCACAGGAACAAGACCACCGGCACTCCAAACAACACACAAAGCGCGGCGGTGATGATCGGCGAGGAGGCGAGGGTGAGCGGCATGCGGCGATCATAGATTGTCGCGCGTAATCCTCAAGCGGTGGAGCTCAAGCGGCGCGACAACGGCGTGGCGCGCGGTTATGGCATGACGCATGATCCCACGCGAAACGATCGATACGACGGCAGTGCCCGGTGGCGGCGAGATGCGGCTGGTGCGGCGCGGACGCGACTGGTTCATCATGCTGGGGCGTGAGGAATTGATGTCGAGCCGGATGAGCGGCTCCGAAGAGGCGCTCGCGACGCTGGCGTGCGACCGGGTGGGCCCGGATGCGCGGGTGCTGGTCGGCGGGTACGGGATGGGGTTTACGCTTCGGACCTTGCTCGCGCGGCTGGGGCCGGGGGCGAAGGTGACGGTGGCTGAGCTGGTGCCGGCGGTAATCGCCTGGGCGCGCGGGCCAATGGCTGAATTTGCGGGTGGGTGCCTGGATGATCCCCGCGTGGCGGTGGTCGCGGGCGATGTCGGCGCGGAGATCAGGGGGGGGCGCGGACGCTATGAGGCGATCCTGCTCGATGTCGATAACGGCCCCGATGGGCTGACCCGCAAGGGCAATGACGGGCTTTATACGATGACCGGGCTGACCGCGGCGAAGGATGCGCTGACGCCGGGCGGGGTGCTGGCGGTGTGGTCGGCGGCAAGCGACGACGTGTTCGTGCGGCGAATGCGCGATGCGGGGTTCGTGGTGGACGAGGTGGTCGTGCGGGCGCGGGCGAGCGGCAAGGGCGCCCGGCATGTGATTTGGGTTGGGGTGCGGTAGGTGATCGCCGCGCTGCCAATTTTCTGCTCCACATGCGAGCTAACAGATTGCTTTAAATGATACGGTACCGCACGAACCTTGGGCACGTACGATATCGATAACGTGGCCGGAAATGTTGCTTATGCCGGTGCGTTATGCGAACGAGTGAAAATTGATTCGCAATTATTAAGCTAACCGCAAGATTGTCGCTCGTATCAGTTATGTTCGGAACGCTTTCGTTCCGCTAGAGGAGCATCCATGAAGGCGCTCAAAAAGCAGGGGTTCATGGGCTTTAACGCCCTTAAGGCACCACGCTTCCAGCCCGATTATAGCGACGAAGTTTCCGAGGATTACCTCGGGAAGCTTCGTAAGACCATTGAGGATCAGAAGCCCGATGGATTCAATCTGACTCCGGTTTGCCCGCCTGGCTGGTGAGTACGGATTGTCGTTTGATTTCTATAATCTATCAAGTACGCCGGCATCATACGACATCGTATGGTGCCGGTTTCCGCATCAAGAGCCCGTTGGCTATCCCAAAATGCGGCCAGCATTGGTTCGCCAATCGTTCGCTGACCAAGACGGAAATCCTTGGGTAGAGGTTGTTTACGGCACCTCGAAAGACCCATTTGACAAGGGCTATCAGAATTTTGCCATTACGAGCATGGTCGAGATGAACTTGGCAGGATTGCTAAGGGCAACAAGATTTCGACTGGACCGGGCAGTTCAGCTACCGTGGGCTTCTGAATATTTCGTTCCTCGGTTGCCCTTTCCGACGCCCGTTATTGGCCGTTTGAGCGATCACATGATTAAGCTCCTTCAAATGCAAATTGCATATTATCAACGATCGATCGAAGAACGTTGATCCTTTCCAAGCTTAGCTAGAAAGACAAACATGAAAATCTTCGGCTGGAAGTCAGCCGGGCGCGAGGAATTGCGCCCGGCTTTGTCGCGTTATGCGCTTGGCCCGGGGCCGCTTTTGGGCGAGTGGCCCGCCTCTTACGAAGCGCAGTTGCGCGAGGGCTATGCGCGTAATGCAATTGCGCAGCGCAGCGTTCGGCTGGTGGCGCAGGGACTGGGCGGGGCACCGCTAAGCGCGTCCGATCCGGCGATCCTTGCGTTGCTGGCGGCGCGGTCGGGCGGGCAAGTGCTGGCCGAGACGGTGGCGGCGCAGGTGTTGCTGCACGGCAATGCCTATGTCCAGTTGCTGACCGATGCGGACGGGCAGCTCGCGGAACTGTTCGCGCTGCGGCCTGAGCGAGTGACGGTGGAGCCAGACGCGAGCGGCTGGCCGGTGGCGTATCGCTACCGGGTGGGTGAGCGGGTGACGCGGTTGCTGGCGGCGGATGCCGGCGGGCGACCGCAGGTGGTGCATGTGAAGGCATTCAACCCGAGCGATGATCATTATGGGTTGGGCTGCCTGGGCGCGGCGTCGGGGGCGATTGCGATCTACAATGCGGCGGCGCGCTGGAACAAGGCGCTGCTTGACAATGCGGCGCGCCCTTCGGGGGCGTTGGTTTATGATCCCGGTGACGGATCATCGCTGTCGCGCGAGCAGTTTGAGCGGTTGCGCGCCGAGATGGATGCGAGCTTTTCGGGGAGCGGCAATGCCGGGCGGCCGATGCTGCTGGAGGGTGGCCTCAGATGGCAGGCGCTGAGCCTGTCGCCTGCCGACATGGATTTTGCGGGCACCAAGGCGGCGGCAGCGCGCGAGATTGCGACGGCGTTCGGCGTGCCGCCGATGCTGCTCGGCCTGCCGGGCGATGCGACTTATGCCAATTATGTCGAGGCGAACCGGGCGTTGTGGCGGCTGGCGATCCTGCCGCTGGCGGAGACGATCTTTGCCGGACTGGCGCAGGCGCTGGGCGGCTGGTTTCCGGATGCGGCGATCCGGGTGGAAATCGATCAGGTCACGGCATTGGCCGAGGATCGCGAGCGCCTGTGGCGACAAGTCGGGGCGGCTGATTTTCTGAGCGATGAGGAGAAGCGGGCGATGGTGGGGCTGTCATGAGCGCAGGGATGATGAGCGGCCAGATGACCAGCGGCCAGATGACCAGCGGCCTGATGACCGGGGACGGGGCGGTGCTGGCGCAGCTGGTGGCGCAGGGTCAGCAGCAGGGCGCTGACCTGGCGACACTGCGGGCGATCGTCGAGGAATCGGGCGATCTGGGCGCGAGCCGGGCGCTGGTGCGGATGGGCCTCGACGACGAGGGCGCGGGGCGTGACCTGGGCGAACTGCGCGAATTGCTGGCGGCGTGGCGCGATGCCAAATCATCGCTGTGGAAGGCGGGGCTGGCCTGGGTCGTGCGCTTGCTCGGCGCGATCGGCATTGGTGCGATTGCCGTCCAGCAGGGGCTGATGGGGTGGGGCAAATGAGCCTGCACTTTGCAGGTTACGCGGCTGTGTTCGACCGGGTTGATCGCGGTGGCGATGTCGTACGTCGGGGAGCATTTGGGTCGCCCGCGCCAGTGCCGTTGCTGTGGCAGCATGGCGGGGCACCCGTGGGCGTGATCGAGCAACTGGGCGAGGATGCGCGCGGCCTGCGGGTGATCGGGCGGATTGATGAGCCCCGGCTGGCGGCACTCGTCAAGTGCGGCGGGGTGAAGGGGCTTTCCTTCGGTTATCGGGTGACAGCGTCGCAGTCCGGCCGCGTGCGCGAACTGACCGCGCTCGACCTGGTCGAGGTCAGCCTAGTCGCGCAACCGATGCAGCCACTGGCGCGGGTGCATGCGGTGGCGGGGTGAGCGGTGAGGCCTGTTGTTAGCTAACCCCCGTTCAGGCTGAGCGAAGTCGAAGCCCACACGCTGCGCTTGGGCTTCGATTTCGCTCAGTCCGAACGGGGGGCGGGTGTTTCAGAAAAAATGAATCGCAGCCCTCGGGTCACAGCCGATTCAATCGCGATCGATATTCCCCTCCCCGAGAAGAGCTCGGGGAGGTTTTTTTGTGTTGGGAGAATGACATGACCGATGTGACGATGGATGCACTGGAGGCGAGTTTCGCGGACGTCGAGATGCCGGGTGCGGTGGTGCGGCCGGTGCTGGCGGGTGGGCGCGCGCCGGGTGGGGCGGCGTTTGAGACGTTTCTGCGGAGCGGTGCGAGCGTTGAGATGAAGGCGTTTACCGGCGTTACCGGCGATGCTGGGGGCTATGCCGTGCCGCGCGAGATTGATGCGGTGATCGATGCGACGCTGAAGAGCATCTCACCCATTCGCGCCATCGCCAATGTCGTGAAGGTTGGATCGGCCGGCTATCGCAAGCTGGTGACGACGGGCGGCACGGTGTCGGGCTGGGCGGCCGAGACGGGCGCACGGGCCGAGACGGCGACGCCGAGCTTTGTCGAAATCGCGCCGTCGATGGGCGAGCTGTTCGCTAATCCCAGCGCGAGCCAGGCGATGCTCGACGATGCGCAATTCGATGTCGAGGCATGGCTGGCGAGCGAAATCGCGATGGAATTCGCCAAGGCGGAAGGCGCTGCGTTCGTCAATGGCAGCGGCACCAACCGGCCCAAGGGGTTCCTGCAGGCGCCAACGGCGAGCAGCAATGACGCGACCCGCGCCTTTGGCACGCTGCAATATCTGGCGAGCGGGGCCGCGGGGGACTTTGCTGCCAACCCGCAGGACCGGCTGATCGATCTGGTGCAGAGTTTGCGCGGGCCGTATCGGCAGAATGGCAGCTTTGTGATGAATTCATCGACGCTCGCCCGCATCCGCAAGTTCAAGACCAGCGATGGCGCGTTCCTATGGGCACCGAGCCTGGCGGTGGGGCTGCCAGCGACATTGCTCGGCTATCCGGTGATTGAGGCGGAGGATATGCCTGATATCGCTGCCAATGCGCTGGCGATTGCCTTTGGCGATTTCCGCAGCGGCTATCTGATCGCTGAGCGGACCGAGACCGCGATTCTGCGCGATCCCTATTCGAACAAGCCCTTCGTCAATTTCTACGCGACCAAGCGGATTGGCGGCTGTGTCAGCAATTCCGAAGCGATCAAGCTGATGAAGTTCGCGGTGTCCTGAGCCGACAGGCGCGGGCACCGATCGCGGCGCTGGCTGTGATTGGTGTCCGCGCCCGCTGCCCCTGCTTTCCCCAATGTAACAGCAAAGCGAGATCCCAATGGAAGATGCATTTTCAGCCGCCGCCGATCAAGTGTCGGCCCCGGCGCGGCGCGCGCTGGCGGTGACACCGCATGACAGCCACCCGCTGGCGGATATTCCCAAGGCACTGTTTATCGGCACGGGCGGATCGATCACGATGCGTGGTGTGGACGGTGCCGCCGACCAACAATGGGTGAATGTGCCATCGGGCGCATTGCTGCCATTTCGGGCCGCCTATATCCGCGCGACTGGCACCAGCGCCGGTAATATTCTGGCGCTCTATTAATGTATATCGGCCGCGATCTGAGCCTGGCCGGGGTGGCCGTGCTGCCCGGCGGCGTGCGCAGCATTGGCTTTTGGCCGACGGGCATGCTGCCGCAAGGGGCGACGCTTACCCGGTCAACCACCGGCACGCGCTATGATGCCAGCGGTGCAACGGAAATGGTGGCGATTAACGGCGCGCGGTTCGATTATGACCCCTTTACCCTGGCGGCGCGCGGCCTGCTGATTGAACCTGCCCGGACGAACCAGTTTCTGCAGTCAAAGGATTTGCGCACCAGCTGGACGTTCTTTGCCGCCAGCGCGCTAAACGCGACGCAATTGATCGAGAACAGCGCCAGCAGCAATCACCGTGCCGTGCAGACGATCGCCTATGCAGCCGGCGACGAGGTCACGCTGAGCGCAACGATCTGGGAGGTCACCGGGAGCGCAAAGCGTTACCTGATTTTGTACCTAGCGAATTCCGCGTCGGACCTCGCTGTATTCGACGCAGCGACCGGTGCGTTCGCTGTGAATGGCTGCACCGCGACGATGACACGGATCGGCACGAACGGCAGCAATCCGGTGTGGCGATGTACCATGACGGCAACCGTCACCAGCACCGGGTCGCTGGGCAGCGGTGTACGGCTATCGACGTCCGCAAGCGCATCATCGCCGGTCATTGTTTATCAGGGTGACGGCGTGTCGGGCATGAACATCACTGATTTACAGTATGAATTTGGTGCGGCTGCATCGTCGCCGATCCCGACGACAACTGCCGCCGCAGCCCGCGCCGCCGATGTGCTGATCCTGTCCGGCTCCGCGCTTGGCCTAAGCGATGGGGATCACATGATTCGGTATCGATTCGATGACGGTTCGACCCAGGGCGTGGTGACCACCATCAATGGCGGCAGTTGGACCGTGCCGACGACGCTCGACCGGCGCTGGATAAGGGCGATCGAGCGCGGGTGACGGCCGCGCCCTTGCGGCAGTGAAGAAAGGAACAGGACCATGGGCAATGGCGAACCCGGCAGCGTGCTGCTCGGGGCAAATGACCGTGCGCTAGCGGTGGCGGCAATCAAAGCGATGCTGCGGATCGAGCGCGATGATGAAGATGGCTTAATCGGGCAACTCGCCGATACCGCCCTGGGGCTGGCGGAGCAGTTTCTTGGCCAGGTACTGATCGCGCGGCAAGTGCACGTGGTGCTCCCTGCGCAGCCGGGCTGGCAACGGCTGGCGGCGGCCCCCGTGCAGGCGATCAGCCTGGTGGAGGGGATCGCAGCAGATGGCGCGGCGGTGACATTGCCGATGACGGGCTATGCGATTGATATCGATGCGCGGCGCGATGGCTGGGTGCGGATCATCGACGCAAGCGCTGCGGTGCAGGTGCGGGTGACGAGCACCGCCGGGCAGGCCGTGGATTGGGCGACATTGCCCGCGCCAGTGCGGCAAGGTGTGGTGTTGCTGGCGAGCTATTTGTTCAGCGACCGTGACACGACCCGGCCGCCGCCCGCGGCGATCACCGCGCTGTGGCGACCCTTTCGCGGGCTGATGCTGGCCCCGGCGGTGCACGCATGAGCCGGGCCAGCGATAAAGCGGCGGCAATCGGCAAGGCCGCGCGCGATGCAGCGATTGCGCGCGGGGTCGAGGAGATCGGCGCGGTGCTGCCCGATGTGGCCGTGACGGCGCTTGAGGACGGCATCGAGCTGAAAGGGCGCGGGCTTGCCCGGCGGCTGGTTACCGATCCGGTGCTGCGCTGGATCGGGCGGTTGTTGCGATGAGTATGGCGGGGGATGCGGCGGGCAGCTTTCATGCCGCGATGCTGGTGGCGCTGCGTAACGCGGCATCGTTCGGCGGCGCGATCAACGGCGTGTTCGAAGGGCCGGCGGTGAAGGCCACCGCCCCTTTTGCCGAAATTGGCGAGCTGCTGATCAGCGACTGGGGCACCAAGGACCGGGCAGGCAGCGAACTGCGTAGCGCGATCATCATCATTGACCGCGCCGAGGGGCCGGGGCGGCTGCACCGGCTGGCGGCGGCGGCCGATGCGGCGATGGCGAGCGTGCCGCGCGATCTGCCGGGGTGGCGGATCGCCAGCCTGGTGCTGCTGCGCAGTCGGATTGTGCGCGACGGGCCGGGCGCGTGGACGGCGCTGGTGGAACACCGGGTACGGATCATCGAATCAGCGTGAGGAGAAACGGCAATGGCAGCGGAAAAGGGAAGCGCCTTCCTGTTGAAGGTGGGCAATGGCGGGTCGCCGATCAGCTATGCGACGATCGCCGGACTGCGGACAACGCAGTTGTCGGTGAACGGTGAGGCAGTGGCGATCACATCAAAGGACTCGGGCGGGTGGCGCGAACTGCTGTCGGGCGCGGGGGTGCGCAGCGTGAGCGTATCGGGGGCTGGCGTGTTTACTGGTTCGGTCGCTGAAAACCGGGTCAAGACCAATGCGCTGAGCGGCGTGATCGACGATTACCGGCTGAGCTTTGAAAGCGGCGAGACGATGACCGGGCGCTTCCTGGTGACGCGGCTCGACTATGCCGGCGATTATAATGGCGAGCGCAGTTACACGCTGAGCTTGGAAAGCTCGGGCGCCGTGGTGAGCGCGTGACGGCGGCCAATCCGGCGCGTGGCGAGGCAGTGCTGCGGATTGGCGGTGCGGCAGTGGTGCTGCGGCCGAGCTTTGCCGCTTTGGTGGCCGCTGAACAGGAATTGGGGCCGCTATTCGCGCTGGTCGAGCGCGCGGCTGAGGCGCGGCTGGGGATTGGCGAGATGGTCGCGCTGTTCTGGCACTGCCTGGCCGACATCCCGGAGGGGATGACGCGCGAGGTGTTTGGTGAGGGCGTGGCGATGGCTGGGCTGGCCGAGGCGACGCCAGTGCTGCGGGTGCTGCTCGGGCAGATTCTGGCGGGCCGATGAGTTTTTCTGAGGCAGCGGTGCGGCTGGCCGGGATGGCCGGCGCGCTGCTGGGCTGGTCGCCCGACCAGTTCTGGTCCGCGACGCCGGTTGAGTTGGGCGCGGTGTTCGCCGCGTTGGCGGGCGAGGCGGTGCCGCCGCCGAGCGGCGATGAGCTGGCGCGATTGATGGAGGCTTTTCCCGATGGATGAGGAAATCGACCGGCTGGTGGTGCGGGTGCGCGCCGACACCAGCGGCTTTGCGCGCGATATCGAGGAAATTCGCGGGACGCTGACCGGGCCGCTGCAACGCGGTGCCGAGACGGCCGGACGCGGCATTGAGGCGGCGCTGCTGCGCGCGGTGCGGACCGGCAAGCTGGGGTTCGAAGATCTTAAGCAACTGGCTTTGTCGGTGCTCGGCGAGATTGCGGCGAGCGCGATCCGGGGCGGGATCGATGCGATCTTGGGGCGCGGCGGCGGATTGGGTGGGATTTTCGGACCAGTGATCAGCGGGCCCAGCCATATTCCGCCGGGGCTTGGCTTACCGGGGCGGGCGACCGGCGGGCCGGTATCGCCTGGCCGCGCCTATCTGATCGGTGAGCGCGGGCCTGAATATTTCGTGCCGACAACAAGCGGTCGTGTCGAGACGCGGGGCGGCGGCGGCGGGCGCGATGTGCGGGTGGCGATCACGATCAATGCCGCCGGCGGCGATGGGCCGCAGGCGCTGGCGCGATCGAGCCGCCAGGTGGCGCGCGCCGTGCGGGCGGCGATTGAGGGGGCAGAAAGCTGATGGGCCATTGGCTGGCGACCGAGCGGACGGTGCAGCGCGCGGATGTGATCTCGCGCTTCGATCCGCGATTCTGGACGGTCAATTTTCCGCGCCCGATGATGGCGAGCGTGGTTACCACCGCCCCGGATGCGCTGCGTGTCGATGCGGTGTTCTACCGCGCCGATGACCTCGCCGGGCTGATCTGGGCGAGCGAGGATGTGATCGATCATGCGCTGCTGCGCTATGAGACTTCGCGCGACTATCGCGGATCTACGCTTCGCTTTCGCTGGCAATCGGCGGGGGTGATGCCCCTTGATGCGGTCAATGGCCCGACGCTGACGATCGAGGGGCGCGATGCTGCGGGCACGCCGCGCGCCTGGTATGTGCGGTTGTGGAACTATGCGAGTGGCGGCCCCGAGGACGCACAGATCGCGATTGATTTCGCCGCGCTGGACGGCGGGTTCCTGCTGCCCGGTGAGGCCGATCCGGTGTGGGCGGGGGATGTAGATCGACTGTTCGTGTCGATGGTTGCGCCGGGCTATACGGGCGGCGATGCGCTGCTGGCGGCACCCGCCGAGGGCTGGGTTGAGCTGAGCGCGATCAGCGTCGATGGGCCGGGCGCGGTGCTGGCGATTGGTGAAGTGGCGGTGCCCGACCATCGGCTGGGCATCGCGAGCGGCTATGACGACAGCTATAACCTCACCCCGGCTCGGCTACTGCGGAGTGCGCTGTTGCTCGGCTATCGTGGCAGCCTCCTTCATTATGTCGGGATGAGCCATTATTTTCGGCTCGAGGCCAATTCAGGCGGACTGTATGTCAGCCTGGCCGGTGGGGTGCTGAATGTTGCAGCGGCGGCGTGGCACCGCGACTTTGCCGAACGCGCCAAGGCGCTGGGCTTCGATATCATCTGGTCGCTGAGTTACGAGCTGTTCGATGCGCATTGCTGGGGCGACTGGAAGCAGCGCGTGGATGACGGCAGCCCGGCGCTGACCGGATGGGTGCCGCCATCGACCTTGCTGTCGCCTGCGCATGAAGGGGCGATGGGCTATCTGCGCGCGGTGGCACAGGCCTTTATCGGGCTGGGCATTGCAGCGGGGCTGGCCCCCCAATTTCAGATCGGCGAGCCATGGTGGTGGGTGCTGCCTGACGGGCGACCCTGCCTTTATGACGACGCCGCGCGGGCGGTGTGGGGCGGCGCACCGCCCGCGATCAATCTGCGTGGCACCTTGAGCCCGGCGCAGACCGCGCTGCTCGACCAGGCGGGGGCGGTGTTGGCGGCATCGACAGCGGCGCTGACGGCGGCGGTGCGCGCGGTGGCGCCGGGCTGTGCGATGCATTTGCTGGCCTATCTCCCAAGCGTGCTCGACCCCGAGGCGCCCGAAGTCGCGCGACTGAACCTGCCGATCGGCTGGGCGCGGCCCGCTTTCGACGTGCTGCAGCTTGAGGATTATGACTGGGTGACCAGCGGCAATAGCGCCGCGACGGCGCGCGGGCTGGCGCAGGCGACGGCTCGGCTAGGCTACCCGATCGCGGCGCAGCATTATCTGTCTGGCTTTGTGTTGCGCCCCGAAGATTCGGACGACTGGCGCGCGATCGCGGCGGCGGCCGACGCGGCGCGGGTGCGGGGGACGGCGCGCGTGTTCCTATGGGCGCTGCCGCAGGTGTTGCGCGACGGCCTAGTCCATTTCGATGAAGGAGAGGCGGCGGTGGAGGCTTTTGACGATGTGCTTTTCCCACTTGCGCTGGGCCGCGAGGCGGAAGTGACGCCCGAATTCGCAACCGCGATCGTGAGCAGTGCTGGCGGGCGTGAGACGCGCAACGCGCGCTGGAGCGCGGCACGGACGCGCTATGATGTTGGGCCCGGCGTCCGGTCTGAGGCAGATATCGCGGCGTTGCTGGGCTTTTTCCGCGCGCGGATGGGGCCGGCGCGCGGGTTTCGGCTGCGCGATCCGTTTGACTTTCAGTCCGGCGATGGCGCGCCCGCGCCAGGCGACCAGCGGATCGGCACCGGCGATGGCAGCACCAGCCGGTTTGCGCTGATCAAGCGCTACGAGGCCAGCGAACGGCGGATCACCCGGCCGGTGGCGGGGAGCGTGCGCGTAGCGGTGGGCGAGGTGGAGACCAGCGGCTTTACGGTCGAGGATGGCGGCTGGGTGGTGCTGGACGCTGCGCCTGGAGCGGGACTGGCAGTGACGGCGGGGTTCAGCTTCGACGTGGCGGTGCGCTTTGCCGAGGATGCGCTGAGCGTCAACCGCGCGACTTTCCTGGCCGGTGCAGCGGCGAGCGTGCCGTTGATCGAAATTCGCGAGGGTTAGGCGATGGCGGAATCGGATGATTTCCTGCACGGCGACCTCACCACAATCGCGCTGTGCTGGCGGATCGAGCGGCGCGATGGGGTGACGATCGGGTTGACTGATCATGACCGCGACCTGCTGATCGACGGGCTGGTCCACCGCGCTGCGCCGGGCATGACCCCATCGGCGATCAGCCGCAGCGATACGCTGGAAGCCGATACCATGGAGGTTGCTGGGGCGCTTTCCAGCAGCGCGATCAGCGAAACGGATCTGCTGGCCGGGCGCTGGGATGGGGCGCGCGTGGCGATCTTTGCGGCTGACTGGAGGGGCGGCGGCGGGCGAATTGACTTGGGCGAAGGGGTGATCGGCACGGTAGAGACCCAGGAAACCGGCTTTACCGCCGAATTGCGCGGGGCGAGCGCGGCGCTGGACCAACCGGTGGTGGAGGAAACAGCGCCCGAATGCCGCGCCGAACTGGGCGACAAGAGGTGCCGGGCGGCGATGGCCGGGCGCCGCCGATTCGTCCGACTAGCGGCCGTGGAGGGACAGGTGTTGACGCTTGATGCGAGCGAGCTGGTGCCAGGGGGCTATGCGTTTGGTGTGTTGCGCTGGTTGAGTGGCGCGGCAAGCGGGCTGGAAAGCGCGATTGCGGCATCCGATGGCGCGACGGTGACGCTGCATGGGCCACCGCCGATCGGCGTCGAACCGGGTGGATTGGTCGAACTGATCGAGGGGTGCGACAAGAGTATCGCGACCTGTGCGGGTCGCTTTGCCAATGCCGCCAATTTCCGGGGCGAACCCTATTTGCCGGGGATTGATCTGCTGACGCGCTATCCCGGCGGATGAGCGCGGCGATAATTGCCGCAGCGCGAGCGGCAATTGGCGCCCGGTTTCGGCTGCATGGGCGCGACCCGGCGACGGGGCTGGACTGTGTCGGGCTGGCTGCACTGGCGCTGCAAGCGGGTGGTGCGAAAGGGCAGGCGCCACGGGGCTATGCGTTGCGGAGCGGTGATGCCGAGGCGGTCGGCGCAATGATCGCGGCGGCCGGCATGGTCGCCTGCGTGGCGCCGCGTGCGGGCGATCTGCTGCTCTGCCGGGCTGGGCCGGGGCAGCTGCATCTGATGATCGATAGCGGCGGCGGCGTGATTCATGCCGATGCGATGCTCAGGCGAGTGGTCGAGCGGCCCGGGCCGCCGCCCTGGCCCGTGGTTGGGCGCTGGCGGGTGGCCGAACAGCCCGAAAAGGGGGAATAGCCGATGGCAACACTGGTTTTGACGGTGGTGGGGACAGTGCTGGGCGGGCCAATTGGGGCGGCGATCGGCGCGCTTGCGGGCCAAGCCATCGATCGCAACATCCTGTTCAAGCCCAAAAGCCGGCAGGGACCCAGGTTGACCGAACTCGCCGTGCAGACATCATCTTATGGCACGCCAATCCCGCTGCAGTTTGGGACGATGCGGGTTGCGGGCACGGTAATCTGGTCAACCGATCTGATTGAAAGCAGATCGACAAGCGGCGGCAAGGGCCAGCCGGGTGTGACCAATTACAGCTATTCGGCATCGTTTGCGGTGCTGTTGTCGGGCCGGGCGATTAGCGGGATCGGCCGGATTTGGGCCGATGGCAAATTGCTGCGCGGTGCTGCGGGTGATTTCAAAACATCGACGGGCTTTCGCGTTCATCTGGGTGATGAGGCGCAGCCGGTCGATCCCCTGATTGCAGCGGCGGAAGGGAATGGCCTGGCCCCCGCGCATCGCGGCCAAGCCTATGCGGTATTCGAGAATTTTCAGCTGGCGGATTTTGGCAATCGCCTGCCGTCGCTGACCTTTGAGGTGATCGCCGATCCCGGACCCGTGGCGATCGGTGTGATTGCCGAGGCGGTTTCGAGCGGGCGCGTCGATGGCCGCGCGGTGACCCAGGCGGTAACCGGCTATTCGGCCTATGGCGACAGTGTGCGCGGCGTGCTGGAGAGTCTGGCGAGTATTAGTGGCGCCTGGTTTGCGCCGGCCGGCGGCCGATTGGTGATGCGCGATTCAGCGGTTGCCGGGCCAGTGATCAGCGACATGGGCGCTCAATCCAGGACACTCGGATCGTCAGCCTCTGGCGGGTCACCGCATCTGCCGCGCCATGGCGCTCGGCGCAGGCGATCCGTTGCGGCGATCGATACTGTGCCGCAGACGGTGACGGTGGCGCATTATGATCCGGCGCGCGATTATCAGACCGGGGTGCAACGGGCGCGCCGTCCCGGTGCCGGCAACCGCAGTGAGCGGATTGAATTGCCGGCGGCAATTGACGGGCGCGTTGCCAAGGCGATTGCGGCGCGTGCAATCGCCCGTGCTGAGGCCGGGCGCGAACGGCGCGAGATTGCGCTCGACTGGTCGGCGCTTGGGATCGCGCCTGGCCAGACGGTGACGCTGGCTGATGCACCCGGCAGCTGGCGGGTGAGTGGCTGGTCGCTGGAGGCGATGGTGCTGCAGCTGCGCCTGATCCGCCTCGATGGTGGGGTAGGGGTGGAGACATCAGCGAGCTCTGGCCGGGTATTGGCCAGCACCGATTCGCTGCATGGGCCGACGATTCTCCACGTCTTTGACGCGCCCGTGCTTGATGATGCTGTGCTGACGACGCCGCGGCTGCTGGTTGCCGCTGCGGGGGAAAGCCCGGGCTGGCGGCGCGCAGCGTTGCTGTTGAGCAGCGACGGCGGGATGCGCTGGACCGCCGCTGGTGAGACGGCATTACCGGCAACGCTGGGGGTGGTGGCCAGCCAGGTGCACTGGGCGCCCGCGGCGTTGCGCGATCTCACCGGCTCGGTGGACGTGGTTTTGGCGCATGACGGCATGGCACTGGCCGGTGCTGATGATGCGGCGCTTGATGCGGGGGCTAACCTGGCACTGCTGGGAGATGAACTGATCCAGTTTGGCATGGCAGAGCAGCACGGTGCCCGGCGCTGGCGGTTGTCGCGCCTGTTGCGGGGGCGGCGCGGGACCGAACGCGCCGCTGGCAGCCAGGCCGTTGGTGACCGCTTCATCCTGATTGAACCCGATACAGTGAAGCCAATTGATATCGCTGTCGCGTCGATTGGCAGGCCATTGCAGCTGATGGCATCGGGTATCGGTGACCTGACCGGGCCGGTCGCGGCCACAATCGTGCCGGGCGGCCTGTCGGTGCGCCCACCGGCACCGGTGCACCTGCACGTCCAGCCGACCGAGGAGGGCATGCGGATTACATGGGTTCGCCGCAGCCGAGCGGGCTGGCGCTGGATCGACGGCGTCGATGCGCCGTTGATCGAGGAACAAGAGGCGTATCGGTTGGTGATTTCGCCGCCTGGCGGTGTCCCGCAAGCGCTAGATATGCGCGAGTCCAGTTTTTTGATTTCCAACGAGTTCGCGCTCAGCGGCACGATGATCGATGTGCGGCAGCGCGGGTTTGCGGGCGAATCGCTTCCCGGCACGCTTACCCTGACATGACCCCAAGGAGGGAAAGATGAGCGACGATCCGACGCCCCGATTTGCGCTGCCGCTGTTGCAGCCGGGCCAGGCGCAGAAGGAATTGTATCATAATGAAGCATTGGCCCTGATCGATCTGGGGCTTCATCCCTGCGTGATCGCCATGGGGGTCGATACGCCGCCATCTGCCCCCGTCCTGGGCGCTTGCTGGATCATCGGTACGGCACCGACCGGTGTCTGGGCCGCTGCGGCCAACTATCTGGCCGGCTGGACGGCGGGGGGGTGGCGATTCGTTGCACCCCAGGACGGGATGACCGTCTGGAGCCTGCAAGATGGCGTATATGCAAGGTTTGCGGCAGGGAACTGGACGATTGGCGAGGCTCGCTATGCGCGCCTGCTGATTGATTCGGTGCAAGTTATCGGGCCGCAGCAACCATCCATTGCCAATCCCGTCGGCGGCAGCGTGATTGATGGTGAGGCACGAGCCTCGATCGCCACCATTATTGACGCGCTGGCCACCCATGGACTGATCGCGCGGTGA